AACAAAAGGAGAATAAACAATTGCTGCATCAGATACCGCAATTGCATTTGGAAAAGGATTTTTTTGAGGAACTTCCGTCATTTTAGCATTTTTAAATTTCATACGACCTCTTAGTGTACTGTTGGTTTATGTTCTTCGAGAATGATATTTTTATCATTTTCATATATTGTATTACCATTATCACCAAGGGTTTGTAAATAAATCATTTTAGCTGTCATAAGCATCAAAGAAGCTAAAACAAGTTTTTCACTATCATTTCTATCTTTTTCGAATGCGTAAGTAGTCAAATCATCAACTATTTTATCAATGTCGATTTTCTCATTTTGTTTTGTTTGATTAATCATAATAAGATTATGATAACAATTTGTTATTTATCAAGTTATTTCTTTTTTCTTTTTTTCTTGTCTTTTCCAGCTTTTGATAAAGCAATTGCTATAGCTTGTTTTGTAGGTTTGCCCTCTTTCTTTAACTTTTTAATGTTTTTAGAAATAGTTTCTTGTGATTTACCTTTTTTGAGTGGCATTTATTTTTTGCATTTGAATATTATTACGTATTGCAGCTAATTCTGCTGTTTGTTGTAATTTAGCTTGATCAATTTCTGCTTTTTGTTGTAATTTTGCCATATCTATCTCTGTTTTTGCCATTTTTGACATAGCATCAGCTTGTTGCCTTGCTCTTTCGATGTCTATTTCCTCTTTTTTAAGCTCAACAAGTGGATCTTCACCCCCACCTTCAAGATATTCTTGCTCTTCCGCTATCATTTGAGACATTATTTCGCTTTCTACTTGTGCAATTTGCTCATTTAATAGCTTATTAATAGCAGCTTGAATAGGTTCTGGTATTTGACCACCGAATTGTTCTGCAATTTGATCAATTTTTTCTTTATTTTTCTCTAAAACATTTTGTTGTGCCAACATAGACGTATGCTGAAGCACATGTGCTGTGATATTTACCAAAACATCAGGCATTGTTCTCACTAAAACGGAGGACATGAAAGCTCTATGAGTATTCATATGTGCGACATGGTCTTGATCTTGAAATGCTTGAGCTTGCTTTTTCATAATGAGCTCCGCATTCTCTGTAATTGGATCTTTTGGTAATGGTTTAGCGGGAGGGGGTAATATTGCGTCAATATTTTGAACTCCTAAAGCTTGATACATTCTTCTATATGCTTCATATGGATTATGAATTTGAGGATTAGATTGTGCAAGTTGTAATTGTGCTTGAGCCAATTGAATTCTTTGCGACATTGAAAAAATATTTGGATCCGATACTGGAATAATATCTATTCTATCATCAAAATCTTGAACCTTTATAAATCTAGGACCACCACTTACGTTGTAAGGATATTCTGGTGGAAGATATAATTGAAATACTCTTGCTAATAATTTGAATTCTATTTTTTGTGCGTAGTGCAATCTTTTATGTATTGCACTCATTACTTTTGTTCCCTGCTCAATCATTGCCATAGTTGTGCCAACAGGATTAGCATTATTTGAGTCTGAAATTTTTGCGTCTGCTACAGCAGCAAATCGTTTTCCAGCATCAACACAAAAACCAAGTAACATAAATAAAGTTTGACTTGGCTCTTTGTAAGGAAGAGGTACGAAGTTTGCTCTTAGATCTCCGCCCGGTGCATCAACATCTCTAAATTCTCCAGGTTGAAGTGGGTTATCATCATCTCTAATCCGTAAGCCTCTTGCTTTAAACCCTGCTGGTAAATTGGAAAGTGTTCCCGCGTCAATAAGTTGGCGTAACGCGGAGGTAGCCGATCTTGATAAACCCCCCAACATGTGGATAAGACCAAAACCATAAAAGCCAAGACCTGGAAGGAAACGATAGTGAACGAAATATTGTATCTTCTTTTTTTGAGGGTCTTCTTGTTTGTAATTTCTGTAGATTGATAAAACTTTTTTTGAACCCTCATCGATTGTAACTATGTATGGTAATTTAATGCCAGTTGGCTCACCATTCAAACCGATATCTTCGAAGCCTGTTATGTCTAAATCGCAATGAATTTCAAGAAGTGTACATTCGTCATCATATTGCACATCGTCAGGGCTTACACCTTCTATCTCATTATATTTTTCTTGAATTGAATTTTCATTTGGAAGCATAGACTCTAAATCTACATCTCTATAAAAACCATTGATCTGACTTTTTCTTACTTCGTTTTTATTTTGTTTTAAAACATGAGTAATACGCGGTGCAGTTTCCAAATCAGTTGAATGATAAGGTACAACTAAATCTTCAACAGGTATAAACTTTGCAACAGCTCTTCCTAAATTTGCATCATAATAAACTTTTTTGAAACTAGAACCTGCAAGCGCTAAGAAAAATAACATTTGATCCATGTCAGGATCATATTCTTCCATAACATTTGTAATTTGAAAATTCATGAAATCGCGAACACGTTTTCCTTGTTCTTCTACTTGAGGATTTGTTGCCCCAACAATGTCACATTTTACCGGACCACCTGATGGTAATAATTCTTTATATGCTTGAGCTTGAAACTGTGTAACTGATTCTGCTAATAATGGGTGGGTAACACCACTTGCTCCTTGAAAGGGCTGTGATCTTTCTTCGTATTTAAATCCAAGAAGGTCTAATCCTTGTGTGTATCCCTGTTCCCAATCCTTTCTTGTATCTTTATCAGTCATGTAATCAGCGATCAAGTCCGAACTAATATTATTTAATTCATCTTCATCAACAAATTCTGCAAGGTTTGAATCAAAACCAGCTTGCATATTCAAAGTTTGAGGTCCTATGATGGCACCACCATCTTGTAACATTTCTATGTTGTTATCTGGTTCTTCAGCAATATTTATTTCAATTGGAGAACTTGCATATTGATCTACAACGATCTCACTTTCAGTTGGTTGAATTTTTTTATCTATAGCCATTTATACACTTTCAAAGAATATTTCGATGTCAATCAAAGGATCTGCCTTTGTTGACTTTGTTTTACCACCCTTTTTAAATTGAGGCAAACCAATCTTCTTTAAAAGCTCTGGATCAAAATCTTCTCTAGGTTTTAAGTCAATATAAGGCATATTAACTAATTGCAATTTACTGCCCTCTTCACCATACTGATAAACTTTAGACTTTTCGCCTGCTTTTACATACTTTTCCATACCAGGAAATTGATTTTGTCTAACCCTTGTAAAATATTCTTCGCCAGGTTCTTCAAATTTGTATTGACCATCATTTTTGATTTTAAGAGTTGCTTTTGCAATTTCATCATCACTCATTCCGAGCGCTTTACCTCTTTTGGTAATATCTTTATTTATTCTTTTTATAAATTCATTTGTTTTATTATTATAAATATTAATAAAACCTTTGTAGTTATCTTTATCTGCACCTTCATAATGTGATACAACTTCACCTGGAACCCAACCTAAAAAATCATCACCATCAATCAAAGCTTGTGTAAGTCTATCCTTCATTACTTGCTTTACCCAATATTGAGCTCCGCCTGCATAAGGATAAAAATTTTTACTTGCAGTAAAATCATTAAGAGATGTAGGATAATCAATTTCTGGTTTGTTACGATGAACATCTGATTGCATTTCCATAATTATAGTGCCTTGATCTCCATTAATATAATTTTGTATTTTTCTTGCTCTACTAAATGCAACTGTATTATCCGCTGTAGGATGTGAAGTGTTATGCTCACTTGTTCTTGAATCTTGTCCAAATTTAGAATTAAAATTATGCGTAATGACAGAATAATCTTCTGCACGAGTTCCTGGCAAACCAATATTCATATGTTCATTTGTAAATACAGTACCTTGTAAGGTTGAGCCTACTTGACGAATATAATCTTGTATCATTCCGTATTCTCTATTTCTCTCTAAAAAACTTTTATCTATACCCTCTTCATTTAAAAGCTGTTGTTCTAAAACTTGAATATTAGCAAGACCATCCGCTGCATCATCTCTATTTCTTGAATCTTTAATTGCATTCAAATTACTAGCAACTAAATCTTTATATCGTTCCATGAACTCAGACATTTTTCCTGGACGTATAACAACATTCATGTTGTTAATATCATTAATTGCTTTTTGTACTGTTTGAGGAAAGAGCTCTTGGTCTCCGCCCATTATTTGATAATTACCAAAACCTGCTAATTGGTTATCGGCTGCTTGCACTACTTCTAATAATTCTTTTGCTGTAACTTTTCTTTTTGGATTTGCTTGATTTAATTGTTCTAATTGTGCCGCGATCCCCGTATCGCGAAGCTCTAATGTTAAACCTTTTTGTGGATTAAATAATTCGTTGACCCAATCGTTAATTAATTTCTTTTCACCGCCTGTATAATTTGTTTTGATATAATCTTCTGTTTGAGAAAAACGCGGTGCAACATCACTTTTATAAAATTCTTTTGGATCTGGTAGATCTTCAAAACTCTCCATCATCTTAGTCGGAACAAGCGCCTTGGATGTATCTTCTTTTTTACTTTGATCTGCCATTGTCATGATAGACATATCAGGAACACCTTCAGCAGGTTTTATACCACCACCTGGAACCATATCTTCAAATGTTGGAGGATCTGGTAATGGAAACTTTTCTTGAAAGTCTAATTTTTCAGGAGGAGGTCCACCTGTGCTTATAGGGGGTTTATAAGTGGTTGGTTCAATACCTCTTGGTTTTCCATCTAATCCTAATTCTTTTTTTTCTTCATCCGACAATCCTTGAGGTGGAACAATAATACCTCTATCGCGAAGTTTACCTTCTTTATCTGTCATAGCGCTAACAGCGGGATACGCCCCAGCTGCCATCATGGCTAACAACGGCCCGAGGTTTTCGGTTCCAAGCTTACTAGGATCACCCATGAGATTGGGTTTCCTTATTGTAGGAATGACGTTTAAAATATCTGGATCATCTAGAACACTAGCTGCGCCTGATTGAAATTTTTTCTTTTTATCCATTAGCTAAGCTTTGCTTTTCTAAAACCTTTTTT